GTGAGGCTTTACTATTTTCACCACGCCATAACGAGAACTATCGATATTAACATTTTCAGGAATCAAGATTGTTACATCTTGTGATTTCTGTTCTCTAATCGGCTCAACAACCAAATATTTGTTAACAGGACACAACATTTATATTAAAGCTCCTAGAATCTTTACATTCAATTTATCAAAATAAGTTTTAAGCTCATTAACGTCGTCTCCCCTCTTGAGCATTCTATATGCTCGTACAACTTGGCGTAACTCATCACGAGTTAGCCAGCCGTTGTGTGCATAATTATTTCGAAGATCTCTTTTGTGTTCCTTGAGTGGCTCCATTTCATCTTCTATTGCCTTCATAGCCATGATATATTCCACTGCATATTCTTGTTTCGTTGGTTCTTTGTCACTCATATCAACCTCCTAAGGTTATTGTATAATCAATAGAAAAGTAATTACATTATATCATAAAACAATTGTTTTTTTAAAATTACGTAATTTCGCAAGAGCCGCCGGCGCAGGCAAGTTCACCTGTTAAGTCGGTGTTATCTTCCAGTTCTATAATTTTTGATACATCTACTTCTTTTAAAGATTTATATAGATTTTCGTATTGTTTTTCTGTGCAATCTTCAAACGGTGGTTGCACATATGTATGTTCAGAATACGGTAAAATAGATAATCCGTTGTAAATTGACTTGTTTTCCCACATCCAATCAGCCACCTTTTCCCACTCTCCATTTTTTACTGAGATGGTCGCAGAGATATTATGAGTATTCTGGCCTCGTTGATGGCCCGGTTTAATCCACTGAGATGAGACTTTTTTAATTCTCTTTAAAAGACTCACAGCTGTTTCCTGCCTTGTGATAGCGTTGTCAGGTGCTTTCTGTGGCACTTCTATAACTGCAGTGTCGTGTGGTCTAAAAAATTCATCTTGAATCAGCTCGGGATGATATATGGTTAAGTGAGTATAAATTGGCTCATTTTTTCCGACTCTCAAGCGACGAATATAATGGTCATTATGCCAAGAATGAATACCGCTAGAAGTGCCAAGAGTCAGAGAAGTTGTACCAGCTGGTTTTATACAAGTGGTGCGGGCGGCAGGCCTTATACCAATTTGGCTGGCCGTGCGCTTATTTTCTTTCTTAACTTCGGACGCGGCTGCTTTCATGTCCAAGTCCAGCACTTTTCCGGAAGCAATCCCTGTCATTGATACCCCTATAAGGGCCTCTTTTTCTGTCGTTCTTTTCCAGATTCCCCTCAGATAATGAAAATCAGTATAGCCAGCTTGAAGTGTGGCAATGAAACTAGCAGCTCTAACTCTGCTCTCAAGAGCTTCTTGAGATCCGACATCCGAAGCGTTGACCTCCACTAAATTACAAAATTGATAAGGTCGCAAAGCAATTTCGCAGCACGGATTCGTTCCCCAGTCTTTGTCATTAGAAAAATAGAACCCAGGTTCTCCGCAGCCAGAAGCTTTTACTCTCTCCCAGAGAGACATGAAATAATCATGAGTTATACGATGGCGTAACAAAACTACAGAATTGTTAGCTCTTCCTCTTTGTGGGTTTGTTTCCCACCAGTTTCCTGTCTTAGCCGCAAGCATTTCCTCATCATCTGCCGAGAACAATGAAATAAGAGCAGCGCGGCGAATGCCCCCGGCAAGAACAGCGTCAGCAATATGACAAATGATATCATGTACTTCGATTGATTCAAGCTGATCGCCAAGCTCTTTCTCATCTAAAATTCCTTTAATTTTCAATAGGCATTCTTTAAGTGGTTGCGGGCCGGGAGCCTTCCCACCTGAAGTAATTAGTGTCGCGCCCTTCGGACGGATGTCACTAAAATCAAAACGAACCTTAGATCTTCCTTCAAAATAGGAATTCATCAATACTTTAATTGCGTCCGCCCAGCCCTCAATAGAATCACCTATAAGAAAACGACGAGTTCTTTTCGTGCTAGGGCCCTGAATTTCGGGAAGTTTTTCAATATGGTGCTTTTGTACTGAATATCCCACACCAGTTCCCCCAAGAAGGAGAAACATGCACTCGTTAAAAGAATCAGGGTGATCGATAGGCATATAAGCGCAGTTGTAAATCCTGTTAGGAGCCACTTCAATTGGCTTTCCTCCGAACTGCATTGATCGCATTGATGGTAATACTTCTTTTTCATAAACAAATTTATAAGCATGCTCAATATCCTCTCTTAAGGAGGGATATTTTCTAATGTGCATCTTTTTATTTCTAGTAACGACTTCTTCCCATGTTTCTCTTCTTTCTTTCTCGGGTAAGTAACGTGCGTATTTCATGTGTATAGTTATATCAGATAAAATCTTACTAGGTAGCTCCATTCGTTGACTCCTTTCTTGACTTGCGAAAATCTTTATATTTTTCTTTTAATGTTTTAGCTAATTCTTGAGGTGTGGCATCTGTTGTGAAGCCACTCTGTTGTGGCCTATCAACAGGAGTCAGCACCCTTAATTGTACATTACTTGTATCCATGAACATCGGGAACACAAGCCCATCTGGGCCATTTCTGTTTTTTGCAACAAACATTCTGGCTGTGTTGGCATTTTTGTCTCTAATCGTTCGAGAGATAGAAAAAATAAAATCTGCAACAAAACATTTATTAAAAGCTTCAGAAATTGATTCCATTGTTATAACCTCGGCATTTAACCCTGACCGATTGGTCTGAGATGCTGTCCAGACTGGGCAGCGATATTCTTGAGCAACTGCCCTTAACTGCTCATAAATAGACTCCAGTTCGTTCCTTTTCTCTTTAAAATGTGTGCTTGGTTTGAGCAAATCACCGTAATCTACTATAATCATATCGATTTTATGATTTCTTTTTTTTAATTTTTCTAAATGAGCGCGTAAAGTATTTGGAGTGGCGGTCTTTGTCGGGTACTCTTTGATGATTAAAGACCCTTTCAAATCTGTAATCACCTCTAAAATATCTTGCTTTCTATGAAATAGAGAGGATAGTGGGATTTCACTAATGCAGCTATCATAGCGTTGGCCAGTCATCTCTTCCGACAACTCTAGTGTATAATGCACCACATTTTTATTAGCTTTTATTGCTTGTGATCCAAGATGCACCAAGGCCATTGATTTGCCTGCTCCTGTCGGAGCAACAACAACCCCTAGTTCACCGGTACCCAGGCCATTTTTTGTAAGCTTATCTATCTTATCCCAGCCAGTGGTAATGGGGCTGCGCGCTTTCAATTCATATCTTAACTCGAAATCTTTAACTAGGTTGTGTCCAAAATTATTATCTGTTCCCAGCTTCAAAGCCTCGTCGATAATTCTCTTAACCTCATCATAAGACGAATTTTGGATAAGGTCCACAGATTGCATCAAAGCTTCTTTGAGTTTTTGCTTCTTACAAAAATCCAATGAAGTTTCTTTGATGTACTGTTCATCTTGAACATTTTTAATTAGAACGCGAGCAAAGTAATCCCTTACTTGCTTTTGTGTCGCCTCACTCTCGTTATCAAGCTCGGTCCTTAAAATTGGGGCAATGATCTTATCAGTTGGGTGAACTCCGTACTTCCTTCTATAGCTAAAAATCTTTGAAATAAAAACTCGTAAGTATTGTAATTCAAAAAAATTTGTGTTTAATACTTCCTCAAGCTGGTCCGCGAACGGACGATCTTGCAGAACCAGTTGAGCTAGGGATTCCTGGAACTGTTTACCATATTTGGAAAAACTAATTTTATCGTTTTTAATCATGCATCAATCCTATTACTATAAGTTTAGGAACTTTTACCTAGCTGTCCAGGCAAATTTTATTGAAATGCTGGAACAATTCAATAAAATTAATTTCACCAAAACCGTCTTTCAGCATCATCTTTATTAGTTCTGTTCTGTTGAAGGACAAGTCTGGATCCTTGATAGTTTCTCGGATAATCTTCTTGTCTTTTATTGAAAGAATTGGAGCATAAAGTTGCATCATTTGGTAATTTCTTTTCAAAATATTTTCGTTTTCAAGTACAGATTGGTATACTTTTACCGAACTCTCTTCAACCATTTCATGACAATATTTCAGAATATCATCATAAGTTACAGACTTCTTATTTGCAAAAAATGGAAATCTTTTTGCAACAGTTTTCAGGCCAACGCCAGAAATGCCCTCAATATTATCCGACTTATCTCCGACCAGGGCTCTTGCCATGGCAAAATTGGTAGGATGGATATTGAATTTCTCTAAAATAGAATTTTCATTCAATACCTCGCGCTGGACTGGCCTATATAGTACTGTATTATTTTCAAGTAGTTGAAAAAAATCTTTGTCACTTGAAACAATAAGTTTTTCCCAGTCTACATATTCTTTAGCTTGAGAAATATATGCAATAATATCATCAGCTTCTGTACCAGGAAACATAAATTGCATCATAGGAGTATAATTAAAATACTCAATTAGTCTTGTCTGCTGCCAAATTTTATTTTCTATTTCTTGGTGCTCTGTTAAAGATTTGACGGATCGATTGAGCCGAATTGGTTTTCGCCCTTCTTTATAATCCTTCTTTAGCAATTTTCTTTTTTTAGAGCCGCCTTCGCCGTCCCAACAGATTACAATCAAATCAGGTTTGGATTCCCTGACGATTTTTTGAATGCTTTGAAAGCACCCCCGTAAACCACCGATGGGTTGTCCGTTGAGAGAGAGGCTGGGGTTAACAATATAATTTCTAAAAAACAGGTTTAACTGATCAATGATCAGTAATCTTTTCTTGCGCTTCATGTTCCTCTTTTATTCTTATCTGTAAATTCTACTGAATACTCTTTCGACCCTTGCAACGATAAAAGAAGAGACCCCGTCAATCTTCCTCGCCGCATTTGACATCTTTATGACAGTTTCTTCCATCGTAGGCTCCAGCTTATGAAACTTAATTTTTAGTTCAGTTCTTTCATGTGTGTTGGAGACCGGTCGGGCGGCTGCAGCGATTGTGCATACGGTTATCCCACATATGCCACGTATATTGTCCGCTATTATTGTAATATTAAAATCACGAGAAGAGCGCAAAACAACAGTTGCTTCGTACAAGTTCTCCTTTAAATGTTCGCGGACAAGAGCTTTGAGACTGTTCATTTATAAAACCTCCGTTTATATAAATAGTTTATAATTTATACATCTCAATTACATCTTCATTAGTTGTGTAATAAACTCTTTTAATACCAACATGCTTCAAAACCTGGTGGCACATAGCACACGGTTTGCTATATCTAAAATCACCCTTCTTATTGATACGACAAACATAGATATCAGTACCAGAAGTAACATCTCTAGATAAGCCAAGTATACAGCCAATTTCAGCATGCATCGTGGCTGGGCCGCGATGTTGCTCTCGGAAGCGAGAGCCAAAAGAATTAAACTTATCTTTATTGAAGGAGGTGTTTAAAACAGAACCACCTCGGACTAGGACGGCGCCATGGCGCAGCTTACCATATGGACTGTTGTAGGCCATATTCCGAGCTAGTTCAAAATATCTTCCAATCTTTTTTGACTTATGAATAGCTTTCCCTAAAAAGGGCGTACGACTCTTAAACTGTGTTTCTTCAGACAAATCTGCCTCCTTCAATATTATAAGGACGCTAAGATATGTGTAAAAGACTATTCAATATTATAAAATTCTTCTGCTTTGCCTTCCTTCTTATCAAAACGCATGATGATATCTTCATCCATAATTTGAAGTACTCGATTACGGAATTTTTCATTGGTCAACTTGTCCTTCCACTTAGCTGCTTGAAATTTCTCAGTTGTTCCATCTTCATAAACTAAATTATACCATGCACCAGCCCGAACTAGGGATTCGGATCCCTTAATAGCCTCAAGCCAACTCTCTTCATCTTGAATGCCGACTTCGCCGCCCCAAAGAATTTTAAAGGTGCACTCCCGACCTTCAGTGCCGAATCGACTTTTATTTAACGTTGCTTTTACTTCCGAGCCGATTCTATATCCATTCTCATCTTCAATGAAGGATGCCTTTGCTTTACGTTTTGTTAGCCATATACGTAGTGAATATGCGTAGTGCATTGCTTTCCCGCCAGGCGTGACATAAGGGGTGGTCATGGCCTCTGCGGCAAATCTAGTAATATTGGTTTTAAGTTGATTTAAAACCAAAAAAGTCGATTGTGAACTGGCGATAGGAACTGTTAATTTAGACATGCCTTTTGCCAAAATTCTTGCCTTAACAGCCATTGAAGACTGAGGATTGAAATCACCATCAACATCACTAATAGACGGGGTGAGAGCAAGAGAATCCCATATAAACAGCATTCTGTTCTCACTAGTACCTAACAATTCCTCAATGGTTTCTAAAACGTATTCAACACTAGGCGGTTGCATATACAACATATCTTCGATGTTGCATCCTGCACTAGTCAGGAAAGCAGGGTCGATAGCTGATTCCGCATCAAAATATGCAACTGTAATCCCCATTTTTTGAGCGTTGGCTGCAATTTGCGCAGCCATATAGGATTTACCAGAACCCTCTAAACCGGCAATTTCAACTATTTTACCTACTGGAATACCTCCAAGGTGGCCGCGACAAACAATACTGTCAAGCCATCTTGATCCAGTTGGGATCCACTCTTTAACTTTTGTTGGATTATCTTTTGTCAGGTCATAAGCAACTTCGATGCCGGCCCTCTTGTTAACAAGATTTCTCATCTCATCAATATTTAGTCGACCTAGTTTCTTTGCTTTCTTTGCCATAACATCCTCGTTTTAAAATTTGAGGCCTCTGTAAACCCAGGCCTCCCTGCGGTGGAGGACTAAGTTCCCAGCAGTTCCTTGAAGGCCTGATCAACTGAGTTTGTTTCGCCACTACTATATCTCGATGATTCAGATGACATCTCCTCGGCATCTTCCTCACTCAACAAGAATTCATCAAGCATCGCCTGAACCTGTTCTGGAGTCTTGCGCTCGAAAACAGTACTGTAGTCAGGCACCTGATCAAGGAAGGATTGGATCTCTTCCTCATTCTCAGAAACAGGTGAATTACGACGACGAGGAGTAATTGTCGTCTGCGGGAATTGGGCCCCTGGAGGCTTACCATAGTTGATAACTAGATCAACGCCTTCATTGACATCGGTAATGTCGCCGTATTCTGGGTTTAGAACGAGATTCAGTAGCTCTCGATACGCCATCTTGCCGAAGCCCCATAGTCGTACGCCTTCCTTCTCCTCTCCGCGGACGACAACAGGACTAAAAAAGCGCTGGCGCGCTGATAGCTGCTTAGCCATCTTGATACTGTCATCACTGCCGTCCTTATAAAGCTGGCGAATGAAGTCATCAAGCGGATCACTCTCACCAAAATTCTTCTTCGGGCTCAGAAATCCAGGGTTCTTGCCTAGATTATAATGAAACCAATACTGCTTAAACGGATCGCCGTCTGGGGTTGGTAGAATGCGAATAGTTTGTTCGCCATCTTCCGGCCGCCAAAAAGCGCTCTTGCCATTGCCACGATTTTCCAAGGCATCGCGCTTCGCCTTCATCTTCTCAAAATCAATACCCATAATATTTCTCCTTTTTAGGTATAGTATGGTTAGCAAATATTCCAACCATCTAAGTTTGTCATGCTATCATAATAGTAACATCTAAAGTATGTGTAAACTATAAATTTAAATTTTCTTCTTGGATTAAAGAAGCGTGATGTACACTATAAATGTAGTTTTGCTCGTAAGCAGTTGAATATATTGAAAAAGCAACGTCAACTTTTTTTTCTTTCCGATCTTTTATAAAAGCACGTATCTCGTGTAATAATTCTTTATTGGACTCTAACTCTGCTGAATTTATTGCAAAATAATACATTTTCATACGAGGATATTTTAAATCATAAAATAATTTTTCTTCTTTTGATTTGTAGTCAACATATCCAAGAGTGTTCATTTTGGCCGTGATAGGCGGAGGAGATGATGAAAAAGTTGTGAGCAGCGGTTCTGTATTATTAAAAATATTAATCATGTGATAAGTGCGCGCAATCAACTCATTTAAACTATCCCAATAATTTGTTATCGATATTTGCTTAGTTAGCTTTTCAACCAACGCATTATCAACGGTACATATATTTTCAAAAACAGCTGACCGAGTATATTGCTGCAGCACCTGATATATTAATCTGTGTTTTAACTTGGCCGCAGCGCCGAGGGAAGTTTCGTCTGGCTTAATATACAAAATATTAATTTTTTTCCCTTTTAAATCCTCTAGGATTCTCAAGCAAGCGCCACTTATATCGCCAGCGCCTGAGAGGATAAAGAGAACTGGTACGTTTTCCAGTTTCAATTTGACAGATTTATGGTTCGCTTCATATTGCTCATGATCTTTTTGTTTTTTTATTTTAACAAAAGAATCACCATAATTCTTATCTTCTGTATCAATACAAAATATTTTATATTCTGGATATTCTGCAAACTTACTTGCTATTGCACACCCAGCTGATCCCAATCCAACTACATTCATATAATTTTCTTCATGCTCCCAAAATTAGTGCCGGCGCTTAATGTACTTTCAAATTTGCCATACTTGGTGTCAGAGAATACATTAATTATTTCTTGCAAGATATTTTTCTCTTCTGCACAAAAATCAATTACCAAGCTATCATGTATACAAAAAGCAATTTTGGACTTATAGTCTTTTAATATTTCATGAATTTTTAAAGCAGACCTTAGAAATATATCGCTAGCTGTACTTTGTACTAAATAATTCAAAGCTTTATCCTTTCCAATTGGAAGATCTCGGCCAAAAGGTGTTTTAACAATATCATCAAAATAATATTTTTTTATTACCTCATTCTTATCAATATATTGGCTCAGATTTTTGTTGCTTGCCTTGGGGTTATACAACCATGCAAAAACGTTCTTCTTGCTCTCTTCTCTACTATATTTTGAATCAAAAACATGCTTATTGATCATTGTATGGATGTCTCCCGCAGGTTGTTTTCGTCCAGTGAGGCCAAACAGGGTACGCAGTTCAGCCGCATTGAAATCTAGCTCAACAAACAAATCATTGTTGGGTCGCAACACAGTTCGCAATTCCTTGTTTAAAGTAAGGATCGGGAAACTATCTTTTTCAGTAGCCAGACGACCTGTGACTGTACCCCATGGGTTATATTTAATGTGGTTTGATGAATTCTTAATTTTATTAAGTATTTTTCTGTTATTCACATTAATATAATCTAAGTTATCTATTTGTATGTTCAATTTTTGTTTTTCTATATCTTGTACCAATTTTACTAGATCCAGCATAAAATCATAGTTGGGCGGCTTCTTGAAGTGTTCAAAAACA